CTGATAGCCATAGACAAAGGTAGAATCTTCTGGTAAGCCATCCCAGCATTGAAACTTCCCTCCAATGGTGAAGATGACGGCAAGTTCTACTTTATTCAGGTTTACAGCCACAAAGCGTCGTTCCATTACTTACCTTTCATACTAACCACTAGCATCCAGATATGACCAAAGATAAGCAGAGTACAAACGGTGTTAAATTCCCATCGTGCAAGAAATAACCTCGTTTCGCTACAGTCCATACAGCGCCAGCGGTCGTAAACTGAAACGGCGAACATTAGCAGGCAGATAGCACAGATAATAAGCAGGAATAATAATTGATATGCGGCTTTACGGTCATCCGGCGTCATCTATCCCTTGCTTTCCGGCGGCAATATCAACGTGTTGTCATCAATTACCATTGCGCCGTCCGTACCAAGATATGCGTTGACTTTCTCTATGTCAATTAATCCGGCAAAATCAGCTATGCCCTCGGCTATTCTTTCACCTAGCGCCACCATGTCTGATTGCCACGATGCAAAGAATTCGCTGAATTCGGCATCAGTCGGAGCACTCTTAGCGCTAACCATCTTTGCACCTATTGCGGTTAACTCGTGATCGTGCAATTTTAACTGCCGTTCAAATTCGTTGGCTATAGCCATATCGCTTACCTTTCTATGGCGGCTTCACTTGCCGGTCGTCTTGCGTGTGCGTGATGCGTGGGTCGTCACTGTACAACTGGCGCGCCCTTTGGCCTTGAATGATTCCATACAGATCAGAAACAACAGACTCCCAATCACGCCCATTGAAAAACTCGCCAGGTAGTTTCTGAATGAGATCGATTATCCTATTGCGTTCAGTCGGGGTATATCTAGCGTTAGTCACAATCAGCTACCTTTCCACACCGTTGACGGTGCTGTCCAACTACTATCCGCATTAGTGTGCGTACAATCGCAGCCAGGATGGCGGGGAAGACTCAACTCACTAGGAATATCATCAATCGGGAATGTCCGACCATGTAACGGTGCGCAAATCAGCGGACAACCTTCGCCGTTATTGTCGAACATCAGCCGCTTGACGCCATTCTCTTTGTATGTCCAGCCTAAACCGTTAGCGAATCCCCACGGCACTTCAAACGTGGCAATACCAGTGCTGCGGCTCAATGCCTTCATCGCAATGTAAGCGCCCAATACCGCCAACGTGCTGTCGTTACTCTTGCGTGCCGCTGGTATCTCTCTGGCTAAGTCGTTGACGGTTGTGTCAATCAGGCTCATCTCGCTGACAACTGTTGTCAGCATCGTCGCCCGTTCGTCAAGCGCTGCCAGGTAAGTGGCATTGGTGAGGCTGAATGTGCCGGCCAACTCTAACAACTCAAGTGCAATCGTGCCGCCATAGTTCACCGCACGCTTGTGGAAGCGTAGCAACAAGGCCAGAAGTGCAGCAACCGCCGCCGGTTTCTCTAACTGTCGTTGCAACCACGGCTTCAATTCTTCCTCATCCTGCGGCGCTGAATCAATGCCATTCCTGAGACTAAACCAATAGAGATCGGTAAGCACCGGCGTCAAATCGTCGGCCATGTCCACAGCCAGCGGCATCTTGGACGGCTTTGGCATCGTAACGGCGCGTGATTCAATGGCAATCAGGTTCGACAATGCGCCGTGCATGGTAGACAGGTGAGCGTGCAAGGCGGCGTCAGTTGGGTGCATTAATTTCCTTAGCAGCGCTCACAATCTTCATTGCTTCATCAAACGAGAATCCGTGCATCTTCATCACCGCCGCAACGTTGTTGGCAAGAATCAGCGCAGCATTGGTAAGCCGGTCATTCTGATCTATCGTAGATGACAAAGCGTCGTTGATTGCCTTTTCGTTAAACAGTGACTTGTCATCAAAGAAATCACGGAAGTTGTCTTTTGCTTGCCGCGCCATGTCTAGCGGTCGTGTTACGTGCTCAAGGTGTAGTGCGTCATAAATGTCATTCGCTAGCCTTTCGGCTATCTCGAAATTCAAAAGAAAATCTCTGTCCCATATCCTTACAAGAATATGGTCGGATTCTCGTGCCGCAAAATTCGGTCCTGGTCCTAGTGTTGCCATCCTTGCACGTTCACTTTCTACGCTTCTAGCGTCTCATGGTAGCCATTACTTGAAATAAGGCTCATTGCCTTCTCTACGTCCATTCTCGCCGTCCGCAACTCAGCCAAATACACCAGCCGATCTGCGTTCTGCGCTTCTTGTCCGTCGCCATTATCCTGCACGACTTGCGGCTGCGTTGTCGCTTCTGGCGCTTTCTCACCCATTGCCTTGTGGCCGGTGATTTCCTCGCTGGCTTCGTCGTGGCTAATCCAGCCGGCGGCTTCTTTGGCAATGGCGTTATTGATTTGCATGGTTTCTGTCTGAGCGTCACGCAATTCCTCGGCGGCACGCAACTCGGCAAAGCGGAATTTCACGTCGCATTGAATACCCTGCGCCTCTAATGCTAACTTGAAAAGCCGCTCAAGTAACGCTTCTGCGTAATGCTGAATCGACTTGATGCCGGCTACATACACCTCGTACTGACGATTACTCTGTGTCTCACCGGTCGTGTCGTCAAGCGCCAGCATTAATGGCATCGTCTTGAGCGCCCGCACCGATTGGCGCTCCAACATGGCAATCACAGCGTCAATGCCCTGCAGCGCTCCATTGCCGACCGCCCCGACCGGCTTGTTGACGGTGACTTGCTCGGTATGCACATAGGTGTCATCCGGTTCAAGGCTGCTGAATGCAGTCGTGACACTATCCACGAACGATTGCACGTAAGCCTCAAAACTTTCATTACCAGCACCGCCCATCGAAAAAGCCGCCGCTAACTTCTCCGTGTCAATCGCAATATCAAGCCGTGGGTAGCCCTGTTGCTGAATAACGCGCTTCAAATCGTGCATCATGCCAAGCATGAAAATGCTAGTGAATAGCGCCGGCGCTGCCATTGGCCGACCGTAAGGACTGCCGAATGGCGGGTCGATAGGGATATTGCAGAATGTCTCTATGTCGAGCGGCTTAAAGTTGCCGTCCTGCCACTGGCCAGCTTGCCACACCTCGCCAAGCTCATCATCTAGCCGCTTGCGAAAACGAATCGACGCGGGGTCGGGCGTGGCAATGTCAAGCGGCATTCGCCCGCGCTTATCTAATACCAGTTCGCCCGTAAGCGCGCCGCGCATAAATGCACCGAAAAGCAACCGACCAATCATAACATCTGGCGTGCCGTGGCGCTTGCCCAACGTTGCCATAAATGCCTTGATGGCCTTGTTGCCGGCGTCGTCTTCCACTTCGCTACCGGCGCGGAACGCCTTTTCTGTATGGCCTGGATTGCAAAAGCGCAGGTAATCCCACAGCGCACGGCTCACTTCCGGCGACAGGTCGGCCAGCATGTCCATCAGTTCGATTGGCGAGCGGTCCTGAATGGCGCGCATGTCCAGGTTTATCATCTGCCAATTGGTTTGATAACCGGATGGCGGCTGCACGAGCCAGGACGCAAACGCCACGCTGTCGGCGGTGTCGCGTGACGCACGGCCACCAGGCATGGCACGCATATGCATGCGGGATGGTGCCGGTGCTGGTTTGTATCGGAATAGAGAACGAACGTAATCGAAAAAGGTCATTATTGTTTAACCCAACCTTTGGCTTTGCCTTGTATGATGCCTGAACTCACAACTGGACGAATCAACCGGCCAGCGTGCGCTAGTGCATAGCTATCTGCTAAATCATCATTCTCGCCTTCCGGCGCTCTTAGCGTTGAACCTTCGATACTGGCCAGTTGCGTATAAGTCTGGAATGAATGCAAGATTGTTTCTCTATCTCTAAAGCAATCGGCCACCTGATTGTACAATAGTGATTTACCTAGCGCACTCGACATCCAACCGATTTTGGTATCATGGCCTGGAAGCCGGCGCAATTTGCTGTGTTCTTCTAGCCACAATAAAACGGCATGGCCATGATTATTGCGCTCTACCATCAGCGCCGCTTTGTTGTAATAGTGGCCGATAATATCGGCGTAGCCGGCCATGATGGACGGTTGAAACTTACCGTTTAATGCGGCAGCTTCCTCGCCAGTCATTGTATCAAGAATCGTCATGGCGCTATCATCACTGGTTGGATTGCCCTCCGCGGGGTCAACACCGATGACATATTGATGGCCTATCAATGGCGATTGGTAGATACGTAGGCCAGGAATAGCCGGCGCTCTCAAATCTTCAATCGGTTCAATCTCAGCATAGCAAGCTTCAATCCACATTGACGCAATACGCTTATCAAGTGACCGCGGCGCTAACGCTTCCGTATCTGTGGCTGGATACTGTTCGTGTAAGTCATCAATTGCGCCGGTTCGATTCAGGATGTCGCTTTTTTGCGCTTCATACCATTCTACATCTCTGGCCGGTCGCACATTCCACGGAAGAAAGACGCCAATCCACGGTGTTCTACCACTCTTTGCACCACGATAAATGCGCTTAAATTCCGACTGTGTCTTGCTCTTATCAGTTCGTGATAACAGAATCATGCGCCCGCCGGTATCAATCGTTGGCTTAACCGCCCGCATTAGCCGGTTAAAATCGGGTACTAAATCCGCTTCATCAACAATCGCCAGGGTTGC